TCCTCGCTATCTCACAGTAGTGGGGATTTTTAGGTAACCCGGCAGGGAGATATGCAGCTCTTAAATACTAAACCAGCCAAACCTCAAAGGACTTAACCATGACAAGCTCAAACACACCTAGTATCGACACACCTAGTAGCAAGAAAGTAACTGAAAAGAAATATCAGCACTATGCCTACTCTCGCAGCTCTACCCAGATGATAACACCTACTGGTAAGAAGTTCTCTTTCGTAGGAGGTGTATTCATTACAGATGATGTTGAGATTATAGACTACTTAGCTACTTGTATTGCTTCAGGTATGACTACTATTACTAAAGGCGCCTTGCTTACAGCTAAAGAGGCTGATCCAATGGCTGCGTATAAGGATAAAGTTATTGCTGAGTACGAAGCAGAAAAAGCAGAAGCAGCAGTAACAGCTGCACTAGGCGTAGAAGTAAATATGGGGACCACTAATACAGGTAAGAGTAAGCCATTCTCTCCGATGTCAACTAATGAATTAGCTAACGCTGGTATGTCTTCTAGTGCAGGAGCTGCTAAGGGTGGAGCTAAAGGAGCTGCTAAGTAATGACTATTGAAGCTGGTGATTTCGCTACCTCTGGAGAGATAAATCCAGGGGCTAATGCCTTAGCTATTACTCCTGCAGATGCAGATATAGCAACTCGTACTAGAGCAGTATACGTAGGAGGTGCAGGAGATCTTGTAGTTAAGATGGCAGGTAATGAGCAGATAGTTACCTTTCTTGGTGTAGCTGCTGGATCTATGTTACCTATTCGAGTTACTCAGATCCGTTTAGGTACAACTGCTACTAGCGTAGTCGCCGTCTGGTAGTTACTGCTTCCGCATACATCCGCATACATCCGCCTGCTTCCGTAACATATAACTCATTTAATATAACGCCTGGAGAGACCTGATGGCAGATCAACCGTTTAACATAGCAAAAGGTAGAGTAGTAGAGTGGTATAACCGCGTAAAAGCTAGTGATCCTACTAACGCTGTCTTTACTATCGTGCTGCTCCAAGCAGCTGAAGCTGACGCTGTTCTTATTGACTATGATGACTTAGCTACACTCTTAGGTGCAGGCGGTAACACTGAAGCTACGTTTACTAACTACGCCAGGATTGAGCTTAGTGATGTAGAGCTAGCAGCATTACCTGCACCTGATGATACTAATAACCGCTATGATATTGATATCCCTGATCAAGTATTTACTAGCGCAGGTGGAGCTACAAATAACTCCTTAGTTAAAGCTCTCATTTGTTATGATAGTGATAGTACTGGCGGTACAGATTCTAACATCATCCCTTGTGCTCACTATGATTTCGTAGCTACAACTGATGGATCTAATCTGACTATGGAAATTAACGCAGCTGGCTTTTATAGAGCAGCCTAGGACTAGGTATATAATCTAATGGCAGGGCAAATAGCATTACTTAAAGCGGAACTAGATAACGATCCATTCGCAGTAGGCTACTCTACGATGACTAATGTCGAAGTAGTAGCCAGTATTAACGCTGTAGTGATCTCTAAGAATAAAGCGTCTATTGCCATTACTGAGCTATTCAGTGCGATAGATCCTACTGAACTTCTGGCACTCACAGGAGATAAAGCAACAAGAGTTTGGGGCTTACTGGGGATGGATAGTATAGACCCTTTCGGTGTTGCCGCTTCTATTTTAGTAAATTCATTTGGATCTGGCTCTGCAACTATCACAGCGCTTAAAGCATTACGTAAAGAGAACATCTCCAGAGCTAACCAGCTTGGTTATCCCGGCGTAGTTAAAGAAGGCCACGTACAGATGGCAAGAGCGAGAGTGTAACTTATGGCTACTTCAAAAGCGTTTATTACTAATGAATCAGAAGAGACTATATCTGGTGTTGCTGGTGCTGATCATGCCTGGACTCTAGAAGGCATAGCAGATGGTGCAGGTAGAGTATCTGTACAGATTGATCTTGGTGCGGCTCCTAGAAAGAGTGAGTTCCAGCTGTATCTAGAAGTCTTATTCCAAGCAACGCCCACACAAGGAGGTACGTTAGACTTCTATAAAGCTGAAGCTCCTGACAGTGATGCAACAATGATCCCTGGAGATATTGGCGCTACTGATGCAGCATTAGGTGATGTGGATCAACTACGTAGCTTAGACTTTATAGGCTCTCTTACTGCGGAAGAGGCTGATACAACTAAGATGGTTATGTCGCCTATTAATTTCTTATGCAAGTCTCGATACCTAACCTTAGTTATGGATAACAATTCTGGCGCTACCACTAATGCTACAGATACGAATTGTATTGGCATTCTAGTAGGTAGAGCACAACAAGGTCAGGCTACCTAATATGGCTGCTTTCGAGCTCCCTAAAGAGTCTCATGTAGGATTTACGCAGCCGGATAAGAAGCCGCCTCAGTTTGAGCTAGACCTTTCCTTAGCCTGTGCGCCTAATATATTTGCGTACATGCCGGGGCAGACGCTTAAGTTAAGAAGCCTGCTAGACACCTCTGCGCCAATAGAAAAATCCGGTTCTAACTCAGTTGCTAGGGTGGTTAAGAGATCCGGAGAAGCAATCGATTTTCTAAACACAGCGGCAAGCTCTAGCTCTGCATCGTCTCGATATGCTTTAAGTGCAATAGGAGCACTAACAACCGGATATGTGTTGCTTGAGTTTTATGCTGACGCCCTTTCAGGAGTCCAGTTAGCATTCGCTCATGGTGATTTTGGTGCTGGCGCTCGGCTTTACCTTGGCGCGAGCGGCGCAAATGTATATTTGAGGCTCGGTAGCACTGCCGCAGTGACATCCATTAGATCGATCGCTATTGGCGAAAAAGTCACAGCACTCCTCACGTGGAATAGCGGCAGCGCTAAACTTTTTGTAAATGGCTCTTATGATCGGAGCTATACTTACAGTGGGACAGCAGGGTCAACGTTAGCTGGTGCGACATCACTCGGGTGTTTTACTAATGCTGCCTTGGTAGATAACGCGTTTGATGGCAAAGTAACTTGTCTTTTCGCGGGAAACAAGTACATAAGCAACACAGTTGCTAGATCCTTAACGTCTGGACCTTACCAGCTATTAAGGCCAACAATACCGCAGATCTATTTTTCAGCTGAGGCAGCCGCAGCTACTACAGTAATACTAGGGCTTCCATCTGAGACAGATACAGTTCCAGGCGCTCTTACTCACTCTAAGACTGTACCTATAGGACTCTCCACAGAGACAGATTCTAATTCAGGTATCACTCCATCTAAGAGATACTTCCTAGGCCTTGCTACAGAGACAGATTCAGCCTTAGTTATGTCTGTCTCAAAGCTCTTAGCTGTAGGATTAGCAACTGAAACTGATACTGTTCCGGGCGCCCTAGGGATAACTAAGACTCTCGCAATAGGTATAGCTACAGAGACAGATAGTGCTCTAGCTATCACACCTGCTAAAGCTGTACCTATCGGAATAGCAACTGAGACAGATTCTGCGCTAGCTATCACCAGAGCTAAGTCTGTAACGTTAGGTCTTGCTACTGAAACAGATGCTGCGTTACCTCTTGTAGGTGTAGCTCCTCCTAGTGCACCAAGCGTATTACCGCCTTCGATTAATATAAGTATTGGAATAATGATATAGGATCTCCCTATGACTACTCTAGCTGAACTTCTTACGGAAGTATATGCGCTGACTAACCGCCCTGATCTCACTGCAGAGACGACTTCGGCCATTAAAGCAGCAACTCTTAAAGCACACCAGACAGATTTCTACTCTAAAGATATCTTCGAAATAGGAGTTGAATTCACAGACTCTGACTTCCGACAGTCATTAGACTATACAGCGTTTATCTCTAATCTCCGCGCATTTAAATATATCCGCCGCGTAGAGGATGAGACTGATGATGTAGGGAAGTTCTTTGATATTATCTCTGTAGATGAGTCACTAGATTCTTACGGAATCAATCGGGTGGATGTAGCTTATGTAGCAGGAAGAGTATTAGAGATGCGGTCCTCTGTGACTTTTACTAAAGCCCTTCTTGGTGCTTATGTATTTCCAATAGTTGCACCTACTGCAGATTATGCTTCCTGGATTGCAGATCTATATCCTTACGTTATTATCTACGAAGCAGCTAGAGTAGTATTTAAACAGATCGGTTATGACGAACAGTCTGCGCAGTTTAACTCACTTGTAGCAGAGCAATATGTTTTACTTAAAGCATCAGCATTGCCTGATGTAGGGTATTAAGAACTTATGAGGAATATCTTATGACAGCTGTTAACGCTAATGTTTGGAATCCGCAAAGCTTATTACAGCTGTCTGCGAATACTAAGCGAATAGAACAACGCTTTACTGCTCTTGCAGGGCAGACTTTATTCACACTTACTGACTTTACGTATGCTCTATCTACTGGATCACTAGCTGTATTTAAGAATGATAGCACTGACACTAATGATAATGGTGCAGGACTTCTAGCAGAAGGAGTAGAGTGGGCAGAGGTAACTACTTCCACATTCTCCTTAGTTACTCCTGCTACTGCTGGTGACCAGATTATAGCAGTAGGTTACGTAGGTGTTACTGCAGCTATAGATGTCAGAGATACAGATATCTATATTGCTAGTAACCAAGCCTTACGAGACTACGCTGGATCTGAGACTACAGTATACGTACAAGCTAACACTGTAGTAGGTGATGGAGAGGCAGGCTTCTTCCAGAAGCGTACAGGTGGAGGTGTTGGCTTCTATGTAGATGATGATGAGTTTATCATTGTACCTACTGGTGGAGATGGTGCTGTAGGTTGGTTACGACAAGCAGCTCCTAGATCAGTAGCAGCAATGCGCTTAGCTCATATGGCAGGCTCTATATCTAACACCACTCTTGGATACTATACCGTAGGGGATGGCGGCGCTGGTTTCTATAGAGAAGACGCTGCTGATACCTCTACTGCTGATGACGGCTTCTTAGTTATAGTAGCTGCAGACGGCACAAGGATGAAGCTCGTAGTACCTAACCGCACAAAGATTAATGTGAAGCTGGCTGGCGCTAAAGGCGACGCATCTACAGATGACTACTTACCTATTAAAGCTGTCATTGATTATGCTTATACTCTGTTTATAGCTAATACAGGCTTACCTGGAGGTATTGCTCTGGACGCAGTTCCTGCTGCTCTATTCCCTCCTGCTAACTATATATGCGGCACTGTAATTGATATAGGATCTAACACTGCTCTGAATCTAGCTACTGAAGGTAAGGCAGCTATTAGTGGCGTAGGAGTAACTGCTAATGGGTTTATTACAGGTATAGCTTGTAGGAACCTTGACGTAGGAGATATACAGTTTGAGAACTTCTCTACTGTATTTGCACTATCTACAGGTAATGCAGACTCCTCTATGTATAACTTCCACGGGGGAGGTAATGCAGACGTACTGATCTTCCTAGACTCCTTAACTCAGGCTACTTCTAGGTCTACTATCTGTAACTTCTACAATCACAAGTCAGCTACAGGAACACATCAGCTTACTAAAGTCTATTTCGATCAGCTGAATCTGATTAATTGTTGGTTCCAGTCTGATAGAAACATGACAGACTTTATCTATGCTAACAGCTACATTACAGTTACGGGCTGTAAGTTTGTAGGTGGAGGTCTTGTTGGAGATACTAAGGCAGGACAGTCATGGGTATACTGGACTAATGATGATGGAGCTGCAGGAGTTACTACAGAGCAGCAGAAGAATGTCTGCTTTACTAACTGCGCATTTACAAGCGATCCAGCAGGCTATGTCACAGCGCTGGTAGCAGACTATCCAGTACAAGGATCAACTTCAGGTACGCCTACAGTCTCATTCGTTGGCTGTAATATAGAAGGTACTAAGAATAGTAATAGTATCTATAAAGCAGGTAACACAGAAGGCGGTGTAGTCTATCTTAAGCAATATCCTGCTAATATCTCATTCACTGCCTGTTCTCTACATGGCGCTTTCGGTAACCCTGAATCTAGGCTAGTTGCTAGAGAAGATGCCCTTACTGTAGCCAGCGCCCCTACCCAGTTCGGTATAGATCTAGATGCTACTAGCTATAGAGGTCTGCAAAGATCTATAGGCCAGAACTCTAACTTTACTATGGGCTCCCTAGCTTCCTTTGTTAATAATATAGACCCTGCTACTTTCAGAGGGTTATTAGAGAATAACCACCTAGACGTTACTGAGCCAATTCAGACTGAAGGTAAGGTTACAGTTATAAGCTACGCAGGCTTAACTGGAGATACAGTTCGTATAGCGGGACCTAGTATTATAGATACGACTGTGACAGAAGGAGTAGAGTGGACAGCAGCAACAGATAACTCAACTACTGCTACTAGCCTAGCTGCTGCCCTGAGTGTCATTGCGAATGTGACCGCCGTAGCAGTGGGTACTACTATTACTATAACAGCAGATGTTGGGACGATCACTACATTAATAATTAGTGACTCTACTAATATGTCCGTATTTGCTCCATATGGTATTCAGATATCCTCCTTTAAGGTAGCAGGACAACCAGCAGGACAGAACCACTTACCTGTAGTGTTCTGGTTAGTCTTATGCGGTCTGAGTGACGTGGCTGGAAGTGGTACAGCGTATGCAGGAACTAGTGTTTACTGCTGTACGGTAAATGGGGTATCTAGTGGAGGTAATAAGGCTAGAATAACTAGTACTCTAGTGCATGAGGATGCGGGAGGATATGGTAATGGCAGCTCATCTAGCTTACTGAGTCTCCACTTCGGCACTGCCACTACTGGAGTTAACACTGTAGCAGTAGCTACTGAGTATGATGTGACAGTAACTTGGGGCTCCGCACTAGATAACGGGATAGGTTACGGAACTGCTAGGCTTATACCTATGATGCAGTTCCACAATAAGAACTCCGGACAGCCGTTCTAAGCTACGGTATCAGAGTTACTGCCAGGAGGTACATCTTTAATGGTGTACTCTCCTGACTTAGCTTTAGCTATCTCAAAGCCATCGCGCACTAGTAGCTTCCTTAACTTAGATTTAAATATTTCAGTGGTAGCCGGGTCTTTCATAGCATTTCTTACAAACACTTCAAAGGGTAATATACTAGCTTTATCTTCTTCCAGCTGCTGCATATAGCCCGTAATGAAGTCTATAGTATCTCCCTGCTCACATAGTTGATTAAACAGTTCTGGTTTCCAAGATGGTCCAGCTGTCTTATCTATGCCATACTTATCAGCTAGTATACCTAGCATATCATCATTTATATTGGTGCTCATATTAGTCCTACCTTAATTATATCATCAGCGAGAGGTTAGTATACCATGTCCCTAGGAGCTTGTCAAAGAGAATTTACTAAGAAATTAGCTCTCCTCATTCTTTATACCTATGAGCAGGGATATGAGTTAACGCTAGGTGATGCTTGGGCTTCTAGCGGACATATCGAAGGGTCCTTTCACTATAAGAGACTTGCTGTAGATCTTAATCTCTTCCGTGATGGAGTCTATCTTACTGAGACTTCTGATCATAAGTTCCTAGGTGAGTTTTGGGAAAGTATTGGAGGTAGTTGGGGAGGCCGCTTCAGGAATAAGGATGGAAATCACTATAGCTTTGGAGAATCCCGCAGGTAAGTAACTATGACACGACGAGAAGAGAATAGATCTTTTGGAGTGATTAAGTTTAGGAGTACTGATGTGGCAGCGGACGTTGAAATAATCGAAATAAGTCGTAGGTTAGATAGGCACGCGGATGAATTAAGACTCCACATACTAGAGGAAGCTAAGAAGGAAGAGAGGTTTATAAGAGCGCAAGAAGCTAATGCAGCTAGTATAGACGCTCTTACAGAGTCAATTAAACCTCTGGTAGAAGCTATGACAGCAGCTATGGTATTACGCAGGTTTATTGTGTGGCTTACAGGCTTCTCAGGAGTAGCTACTTTCATTGCTTGGTATAATGACTTGTTTAAGATAAGCAACTAGGGGTATATTAATCTAATGGCGCAGCAATACTATCCAATAGCACTAAAAGATACTACGTTCCCTATGCTATCTGAGTTGCAGAGCAGAACAACTATAGGTACTAGTGTAGGGAAGTCTCCTGCACAGAGTGAGCGGCCTTCAGTTGCTTACTGTCACAATATCATGCCTTCTAAGGAAGGTTATGACTCAGTAGCTTATCTGCCACTTATCTCTGCTTTAGATCCTGCAGCAGTTGCTCCTTTCTCAGATGTGCGCGTACTCTATGCTACAAATCTATCCCGCCTGTACGTAGTGTGGGATTCTCTAGGCTCTGTGTTTGTACTTCCTGAAGGTGCTACTTCTTGGACTGCTGTCCCTGCTACTTCCCCTGTCACAGGAGGTGCTGGTTTCTCTGCTGATAGCGTGACTATAGGTACAGTGAATGGGATAAGCTACATCTTCTATGCAGGTATTGGAGCCTTTAATTATAATGCTACTGCTAACACGCTAGACGCAGTGACTCTTACTGGGCTAGCTATAGCTGACATCGTAGGTGTGGTAGAATCTGCTGGCTATCTGGTAGCTTATACAACTACTGCTATAGCTTGGAGCAGTACTCTAGACCCTACGGACTTCACTCCTAGCACAGTGACTGGAGCTGGCGGCGGTAATGTAGCAGGTATTGCAGGCTCTATCTTATTCGTAGTATCTAATACCTTAGGGCTTATAATCTTCGCTAAAGCTAATATCCTAGCTGGCACCTTTACTGGTAACGTACAGTTCCCTTGGAAGTTTAGGACAGTACCAGGAGGTAAGGGAGGTATCTCTCTAGACCTTATTGCTTACGAGGCTGAGAGTGATCAGATGTTTGTGTTCTCTAAGGCAGGGCTGCAGAGCATTACTTCTCAGCGGGCTGAAAACATACTACCTGAGATTACTGACTTCCTTGCAGGTAAGAGATTTGAAGACTTCAATGAGAGCACTAAGCTGTATGAAGTAACTGATCTGACTGCTGTCATGCAGAAGAAACTGAAGTTCATCGCCTCTCGCTACCTAGTAATCTCTTACGGCATCACTTCTTTTACTCATGCAATAGTTGTAGACACTTCCTTAGAGCGCATAGGGAAACTTCGCATCACTCATACAGACTGTTTTGAATATGTAGATGCGCAGGTGGAAGTTGCTAAGGAGTCTCTTGCATTCCTTCTAGCGGATGGCTCTGTATCTGTAGTGGACTTCAGTGCTCCTGCTGCCTCTAGTGGAGTCCTTATTCTAGGTAAGCTCCAAGCTTCTTATACTAGGATGATGACCTTGTTAGGGGTGGAAGTAGAGAACGCCTCAGCTACAGCTACTCTCACTGTGACTTCTCAAGCTTCTCTAGATGGAAAGAATACTACTAACATAGAAGGTACTCAGACTTATAGTAACGACAAGTTACGAGAGTACGTATTTCGAAATACAGCTAAGAATCACAGCCTAGTATTTATAGGAAAGATTAATACAGTGACTGCACTCGTAAGATATACTATCAATGGAAGGAGGTAACTCCGGTGACTGCACCAACCAATACTTACAACTCCACTACAGATCTCTCTCTAGGAAATATTCCGCAAGTAGATGATCCTCAGATATATCAGGCTCTACTTGATCTGCACAATGCTGTAGAGATACTGCTTACTGCTTCTGATGGAGCTGATGCTCTCTTTACGGTATTCTTAGCTAAGTACAGGAATAACACAGCTGTGGCTACAGGTGATTCCCCATATACAGTACTTATAACTGATGGTACTATAGAGGTAGATGCAACTCTAGGAGACGTAACTGTAATGCTGCACCCTGTAGCTGACGGTATAGGTTATAGATGCCAGGTTAAGCGGATTGATACAGTGACAGCTAATAGTGTAACTCTTATAGGTGATACTGGAACTGGAGAACTAGTAGATGGCCATGCAGCAGGAATAAATATAAGCACTCTCTCTAGCTATACAGTTAAGGCTAATGATGATGAAGATGGTTGGAATATCTTATGAGACCTAAGTTATGAGTTATGAGAATGTCCCTAAGAACTTAACTGAGCAGGCGGTACTTACTAGAGGTGGTCGCCCTGACTATAGTAAACTAGAAGCTGCTGCCTTTCCTGCTCCTACTGCTGATGAAGCTGGTGCTATCTTAGAGAATACTGATACAGGTGATAGGTATCGCTGGTCAGGCACTACTTGGATTCAGACTGAGAATATAGGTTTCCCTGTACCTCTGGAAATTAGTGCTAGAGGCGGGTCAGGTATACCAGTATTTATTCAAGATCAGACTACTGGAGTGCTAGACGTTCCCTTCTTACGGAACTTAGGTACTCCTACACTAGCTGTTAATACTGTAGTAGGTTCCAGAGATGTTACGCTGACAGCTGGACATGGAGCCGTAGTTGGTAATACCCTTGAGATTGCAGATAACACTAATGGTAGCTTCTTTACGCAGTGTACTATAACAGCGGTAGTGGTTAATGTCATAACTCTTGACTGTCCAGTGAATAGGGTATACACAACAACAGGTGCGCTAGTATCTCTATCTGACGAGGATATGAATGTAGATGGTTCAGTAACTCCTGTCATATTCTCTATCTTACCGTTCTCCTTACAGAGAGGGGATATGGTTAGAATGATTGCTGAGATTCGTGATAATGCTGTTATGGACTTCTCTACTTTTGGTGGCCTAGCTGCACTAACTAACGGCTGCGTAGTGAGAGTTAATAACGGTGACGGTACTTATAGGAACTTGTATAACTTCAAAGATCATGGAGATATTATAGAGCAGTGCTTTGATCATGAATTCTTTCCAAATAATGGAGGAGGTCTAAGAGCTTTCACTTCCAGACTTACTTGGGGAGGTACCAGTAAGCACGGTGTTGTTATTAGATTAGATGGCTCATTAGGTACTGGGGAATCGCTTGAGTTTATTGTTCAGGATGACCTGACAGGGCTGGTTCGTATGCATTGGACTTGTCAAGGTTCAGAGATACAAGACTAGCTAGATACAGATATACATACTATAGCAGGTAACCCCTGCGGAGGATAAGATTATGGCAGAGCCTGGAGCAGAGTCTGGAGCAGTATCAGACGTTAAAGGTATCACAGAAGCATTAGGTGCGATATTCGGGAGCGCTACGCAACAAAGTGGTAGCGTCTCAGGAACTCAGAAGTCTTCAGCTAAAAGAACTGAGAAGTTAGTTCTAGATCAGGACGCTATAACAAAGATTATAGCTGATGCTTTAGGCGGTGCAGGTGGCTTAGCTGAGATCTTTGCAGGGGAGCAGTCTTCTGGAATATTTAATTCCTCA